ATGAGGTACACCGCAAGCTTACTGACGAGGACCGGGAGCAGATAGCTGCGGCCAAGAGAAAGTATGAAGAAGAGAAGCTGGCAGCTCAGGAGCAGTGCGCCCTTAACAGCAACAGGATCTGGGACGCCGCTGAAGAATGTACAGCGCATCCATACCTGACCAAGAAGGCAGTTCAGTCTCACGGGTTGAGGGTGCATTCGGATGGCAGACTAATCGTGCCGGTACTCAATGATAGCTTGAGGATTGTGGGCCTACAGTACATAAACGACGACGGCGACAAGCGCTTCGAGAAGGACACAAACAAGTCCGGGCATTTCTATATGATCGGCGCTGACAAGATGTCAGACACAGATAAAATTTATTACTGCGAGGGATACGCCACGGCGGCGTCTGTTTTTACAGACATGCAATCGCCAGTGATCATCGCTTTCGATGCGTACAACCTCAGTCCGGTGTCCAAGACTTTCTTTGGCCACTTCAAGGACAAGACCCATGTCTTCATTGCGGACAATGACCCCAAGAGCAACACGGGGCAGACAGAGGCTGAGAAAGCCGCACAGCAGATCAAGAATGAGGGTGGGCAGACGCAGATACTGATGCCAGCCACTGGTGGTGACTACAACGATCACAAGCTGAGCGAAGATATGCTGCCGGTAATGAAGGCAGTCGAGGTTCCGACAGAGTTTGACTTCATGCGGAACAGCTCAGGGCGGGCGCTCAATACAAAGGACAATGTCAGGGGCGTCATGCTCACTGAGAAGATCACGGTCAACTACAACGTGATCAAAAAGAGGATGGAGATAGACATTCCCAACATGAAGTTCATCAGCGACATGAAGGAGGAAGCCAGCCTCATAGAAATTGAGGACCGCTGTATACAGATGGCGGTGCCACATACCCGTGTCAGGGACTACATCAAGATCTTAGCCAACGAATACAATCCGGTGAAGGAATGGATCTTCAGTAGGCCATGGGACGGTCAGAACCGATTACAGGAGTTCTTAGACACGATTACAGAAGAAAGGAACAAAGAACTGAAAGAGACATTGATGCGTAAGTGGTTAATCTCTTGCGTAGCAGCAGCGCTGGAACCGAACGGCGTCGCACTGGAGGGCATCCTAGTCCTGCAAGGCGCTCAGGGGTTGGGAAAGACCCTGTGGTTCAAAAAACTCGCTGATTACGAGCAAGGGTGGCTTCTGGAGGGTGCAACGCTCAATCCGACAGACAAGGATAGTGTGAAGCAAGCAGTAAGCCATTGGATTGTAGAACTGGGGGAACTTGAGTCGACCTTTAAGAAGGCCGATCTGGACATGCTGAAGGCATTCATAACCAAGAAAACGGATGAGATGCGTCTACCCTATGACAGGGCGGCGACGACCTACCAGAGGCGCACAGCGTTTTATGCGAGCGTGAATGCTAGGGAATTCCTCACTGATACGAGCGGAAATCGACGATTTTGGGCAATACCAGTGAAGGATATCAACATCAATCACAGCATAGATATGCAGCAATTATGGGCAGAGGTAGCAATGACTTTATATAAACCCGACGTTAAAAACTGGTTTCTCACCCCCGAAGAGCGGGCAGCTCTACAGGATCAGAACGAGTCCTTCAGGGCGCAAAGCAGCGTGGAGGATCTGATACTCAACTATGTGCGGTTTGACAGTGCCAACTGCAAGCCAGTGCAGATGACCACGCTGTTACGGGATCTGGGGATTACGAACCCCCGGATGCCGGACATCAAGGATGCGAGCCGTGTGTTGGCAGAGCGGGGCATCGAGCCACGCAAGTCTAATGGCAAGAAGGTCTATGATTTGGACTATGAGAAGCCCAAGAACATGGACACGGGCGGTTATGGGAATGACATGAACTATCCCAGCTTTTAACCATGGAATGGTTGCAGAAAGCAATACAACGACTCGTAGATTGGTTGGAACAACTTTTCGATGAGAAAGACAGGAAAAACAGGGTAGCAACAGGGTATACCGAAAACAAGGATACCCTGAGCTAAACCATTGATATATAACAGGAAAGGAGTAGAAGAGGGTATAGGGTATTGTTCTACTATATTTATATATATATATATATATTATATAGAGAGAGCGCACAGTACACTTTGGGTTTTTGAAGTCTCTAAGTGTTTCAAAGTAGCTGTACCCTGCTGCCCTGTACCCTGATTGGCTACAAGGAGGCTAAATGTTTCATTCGGTTAAACCACGGCAGATCGCAGATAAACTCGTACACAAGATGACAGAGGCCGCGAGGGACGAGTACAACCTGCTGACTGAAAGCTTGACAGATCAAGAGCGTGACAGTATCAAAGATCTGGTATGGAGCCATGTGTGCAATCACTACGCTCGGAGATACAGGAAGCAGGAATGACCAAGTTTGTTTATGACAAGGATCTGGATTACGATGTGAATCTCCACCGCTGGTATCAGGCAAACTGTGAAGAGCGTGAGTATCACGGCGACACACCCTACGGTTGGGAAGAAGCAAAGAAAGTGTTCAACAAGATAGCGAGACAAAATGGCTGGTCGTCCTAAGAAAGAAAAACCACAACTGGTTAGTGTGCCAGCCAACTTCGAGAAGGATGAAGAGAACAACCTGACTGCAATGCAAGCTGCATTTGTCTGGCACTACACCGAAGGCGCTTGCGCTCAAACTGAAGCAGCAAGACGAGCAGGTTACGAGTTCCCAAGCTCAGCAGCTAACCGCATGCTCAACGGCAAGGACTATCCCAACGTAACCAAAGCGATCAGGATCAAGCAGGAAGAGCTGCGCGAGAAGTACAGCATTACACCTGAGAAAACCGGGACGATGCTTTGGAAGATAGCCGAGACTAGTTTTGAGAGCGGACACTTCAATGCTGCGGTTTCAGCCATCAAAGAGCTGAACCAACTCGCTGGTTTATCCATCAACCGATCGCAGAACCTCAACATCAACGCCAATGTCGACGCCATGAACCGTGACGACATCAAGGAAAGACTTGGCAAATTACTGGGCGTTGATACAGACATATCTCAGAAGGACTTTTAGTCTTTCAAACATAGCGGAGGGCCGCGCCCCGCCGCTGGGGGCTGAAAATCCTCGGAAAATCCCAAAATTCGCGTAAGTTGTTGATTTTTAAGGGGAATTCCCTCTGCACAAGTGTGCAAACTCTTGCACAACGACACACGGCACTGTGCAGTGAGGTGACGTCAGGACCGCACAGGAGGCCGTAGGATCCCTATGGGGCGGCGTTTTCTGGTGGTTTGGGCTGATTTGACCCCCCTACACCCCCGCAGCGCTGAGCGGCCATGGCGGTAACGCTATAGCTGAGTTAAGCGCATTCAATACTCAAAAAAATACATGGGAAAAAGCCCGCCGGTCCTATTTGCTTGCAGGATAGAATCCGGCGGGAAGGTTGCCTAGGGGTCCGGCAACATCAGGACGTTTGAATTTAACCCGAAAAAGATTATTATCGCAAAAAATTTTTGGTAAAAAAAAATGGCCGACTCCAGAAACAAAGGCGCGGCGTTTGAGAGGGAGATTGTGAATCGCCTCAACGATTTTTTTGTAGATCAGGACATCATTTTTGATTGCAAACGCAACTTATCCCAGTATCAGACCAAAAATTTGACCGATATAGAGATTCCTTACCACGCTGTTGAGTGCAAATTCTACAAAGAGGGCTGGTGGTGGAAGGATGAGTGGTGGCAACAGGCGTGTGACTCCTGCGCCAACAAAATTCCTGTGCTGGTTTATAAATTTAACCGTAAAGGGGTACGGGTGTGTTTGCCTGTGTACGCTATTAACACTGAGTTGGAAAAAAATAACGAATTAACGACCGTGTTGACCTTTGATGATTGGCTCAGCATACTCAAATTCAATTGGGACATATATGGCAGGTTAGGTTTCGATGCCGCAGCTTGATGACATAGACATTTTCGACCGCGACCACATGACTGTGGATAAGTTTGACCCCCAAGGGAACCTAATTGACCGAAAAATAATATTTTCTAGATCAGTTGAAGACACGCCGATCTTTGATAGCGACATGGAATTGTTTGAACGCGCCATGCAAGCTCAAGGATCGCAAGACCCAGCAGAAATAGCCGCAAAAATTCGCAGTAGAATAGATTCTGGCGAATACAAAATGAATCTTAGGCCGGAAGATCAATACGTCAGGATGATTGACCCTGCAACTGGTGCTTTTGTTGAAGTCGAAAACAACTTGCCCACAATTCAATCCTACATCGACGCTGGTTATCGGTTTGGATCAGCAAAGGGAGGGAAAATTTCGCCAAAAAGCCGAAAAGGCAAGAGGCGATCATTGTTGGATAAGATTCCAAGCAATATCGGCGGAGGCTTTGTTTCTGACAGAGAGATGGAAAGATTTGTAAGAAGAAACAAATATAAATTTAGCGAAGGCGGCTCGGTTGAGGATGAAGACATCTTCGGCTACAGCCTCGGTGGTTCTGTTTCAGAGATGATGGGCCGCACCGGTCCAGATTTAACTGCTGCCCAGATTGCTAATTTAGCGGGTGCATTCGCGGATCCCTATGGGGGTGCCGATTTAACTGGAAACTATCCTGAGTTCCCGGCCAGAGGTGTGTCGGTTGAAGAAATGCTTAGGGGTCCCAGAGCGCCAAGTTTTTTGCAAAATTTGAGAGAAGGTAATTTTGGATCTGCTGCGCTGCAAGGTATCGGCGCAATCCCGGTTCTTGGTGGCATGTCAAAAGTAATTAGGGGCGCATCCAGAGCTGGCAGGACTCCTCCCGATCCCAGAATGCTCCGCGCAGCGGAACAGGGTTTTGATACCAGCACGGTTTATTACCACGGCGCCGAGTCAGACATTGAAGAGTTTTTGTTGCCCTCCAAAGAGCGAGGTCAGACTAGGACTGCTGACACAGGAATATTTTTTACAAAATCTCCTGCGATCGCCAGCACTTACTCTTTGTATCCGGGGGTCAAGAAAGCTGAAGAGCTTGGCCGCGCAGGATCGGTCTATCCTGTTTACCTGAACAAAAAAGATTTTATAAAAATTACCTCAAAAGATTTTAAGACCGGTGAGGTGGCTCCAAGGATGTGGAGCCGATTGGATTTAGACGAAATGTACGTCACTTTGCCTGATGGCAAAGAGCAAAGTATTTACGATTATTTAGGGTTGGATTTAGAAACCGCGCCACCGGGGCTGCTGACAACAGATAAGATTAGCAAGATGGTGAGGGATAAAACCGACGCCAAGGGCATTATATTTGAAAATGTGTACGACACTGGTTCAGGGCTTTTTGATTTAAGAAAAGCAGAATTTGGTTATGAAAATTATTATGACAGGAAAGGAATATTAGAACCTAATTTTGAGCCACCTAAGCAAAGGTTTGACTTATCGGCAGAGGCAGAAAAGCCCTCTGAAATTGTTGTTGCTTTTGATCCTAAAAACATCCGATCGGTTAACGCTCAGTTTGCAGACAAACCTGATACCGAATTGCCGCCTCTTTCAAGAAGCGAAGGTGGTGAGGTAGATATCTTTGACGTTGACAGTTACAGCCTCGGCGGCTCTGTGGGTGACATGATCCGAGAGCAAGCTGGCATTAGTCGCGAAGACGTTCTCACTCCTGCCCAGTTAGCAAACATAGCTGGTGGATTCGTAGATCCTTACGGGTCCGCAGATATTGCTGGTTTGTATCCAGAGTTCCCAGATCGAGATGTAACGATCGAGCAAATGGCGGATCCCAACTACCCACGCTCTCCAAGCGCTGCTGAGAACTTGGCGCAAGGCGATTACCTGAACCTTCTGTTTCAGAGTTTTGGCGCTCTACCTTTTGTGGGTGGCGCAATCAAAGGAATCAGGGCGCTAGGCAAAATGCCACCCTCGATCGTGGATCCATTAAGCACTGACGCCAGCGGCCTGTTAACTGGCCGTACTGGTTTTGGTCCTGAAGCAGAACTGGCTCAAGCCAAGGACACCCCCCCACAGCTCGCAAGAATCATTGACGATGAAAGCGTGTTGCAGAAGCAGTACGCCAAAGACCTGACGGTGCCTGAGTTGTCTAAGCTGGCAAACAAAAAATCGGCAGCGTCTTTTTTAAATTTCATGGACACTTTCCCCGCAGCGAGAGAGATGGCGACCGTAGCTCAAGCTGGGCTGGCAAAGAAGGGTTGGTACAGGCAATCGGCTCAGGCGCTTTATGACGTCTTTGGTGATGAAGCTCCACGGTTTGCTGCTTTGTTAGCGGCTACCAGCCCTCAGACCAGTGTGCAGGGTAACCTGTTGAACGCCACCAGTATCTGGCGTAACCTGACCCAGAACAACATGCCGCGTGATCCTGTGCTGTTTGACATCATTAATGAGCCGGGAGTAGCGGCTGCATTGAAGCTCAAGAAGAATGTACCGCTCAAAAACGCAGACGGCAGTCCACAGCTCAACAAGGCGGGCAACCAGAAGTATGGTTTGAGAAATATTTCTGAGCAGGAAGCGCGTGAAGTGATCAAGAAGGCGGGCGGTGGTGATTCTACTTTTGACGTAGGCCGCATGCAGATAGAGATCATGGGCGACGCGGTACAAGGCGAGAAAGGCGCTGAATCAGTTCTGGATGCGTGGGTGTCTAATTCCATACGCGCAATCAACGTGCCAGACAACGAGATGGACAAGCTGGTGCTGAGTGGTCCGAAGGTAGACTCCTTCATGCGTAATCTGGTTAATAACACAGTCGAGGTGACTAACGACACTTGGATGGCAAACTATCTGGGTGTCGAGCAAAACGTATTTGGCGGTTCTTTAAATCCAGCGCGAATTGATCCGGGTAAAGGTCCGGGTTATCTGGCTGCTAACGCACTGACCAGAAATGCGTCTAGGATTCTTTCCGATCGAATAGGAGAGAACGTAACGCCTGAAATGATTCAGGAGATGGTGTGGAGCTGGTCAAAAGCGGTGTTTGAGCAATCCAGAGCGGTTGGCATGTCTCCCAGAGAGTTCATACAGAAGGGCAGGTTGACCGACGCAATGATCAACGATGTGCCTGACTTCTCTTCACTGCTGCGAGATCCAGACCTGCCTTACCGTGGCATCTTGAAAGCCTCCGGTGCAACGGTGGGTCAGTTTAAAAAGGGTGAGATACCCAAGGGCAATCGCACCGAAGAGATTATGAAAAGCAGCGACACTGCTCGCAGGAATCTGGAACGCGCAGCAAACAGGCTCAAGTTTATCAAGGCCGACCAGTTGGCCCTTGGCGCGATCGTTCCTCTGGTCGCTATCAATATAGTCAACATGGGCAAAGTGCCTGATGAAGAAGAGGGTTCCTCTGAGGTGGATAATATTGATATATTTAACTGATGGGACTCCTTGACGACATAGAGCTTTTTGCCAGAAGCCAAGCTGAGATGGATGCGGCCAGAGTGGACGCAGAGCGAAAGCTTGCAGAGCAATACGGCTCCTTAGCTGCTTACACGGGCGCACAGTTCGCCCCCGGATCCGCAACACTGGAAGCTAGGGGCGGCATGGCGCAACCCCCTGAACTTGGCTTACCGGTTTCTGATTTACCTAAGTACATGGTGGAAGCCGAAAAGCTTCCGGGCATGGCTGAGATTTACGACGTCTTTCAAAGCGCAGATCCTTACATGGAACAACCTTCTGCTGGTTATGTTCCGAAAAGACCTATGCCAAATCCAGAGGCGCAGCAGTCTGCGTTGGACTTATTGTTACTGGGAATGGGTGTGACCGGAGATGCGTTACAGGCCGGTGGAGGAGCTGCTGGCGCAATAGCCGGGGGTGCCTTGAAAATCCCTAGAGCAATACAAAAGTTCAATCGCCTTATAAACAATTACAACGCAGATCCTTTTGGGTTCAGATCCAAACTGATTGAAGAGCTTAGGATTGCTAAAAACGAAGGCATGACTTTCCAGAACTTTCAGGCGCTAGAAAACTATCTGAAAAAGAAAGGCGTCAAACCAGAAGAAATTAACACGATGTTTCAGTTACGAAACATGAGCCAAGACGATCAGTTTGTTCGTTTTTCGCCGGGGCAAGAATACAGCAAGAAAATAGATCCCGGCAAAGTATTAGACAACGCTGCTTTTGATTCACCTAATCGTCGCACCCTCATAACAGAAGAAGCTTATGGTGGAATTCTGCAACAAAAAGTTAATGAAAAGGATGGAAAAGCGGTAACTCCGGTAATTGGCAAAAACCAATATACTGACCAAGGCTTTTATGTCCTGCATCCCAGAGAAATAGATGAACAATATCTTGGTCAGGATCTTAACGACCAAGCTTATGTTTTGTCTTTTAACACCAAGCTGTATGAAGAAAATCCAGTTACAAATACTGACTTTACGGGGTTCATGGATGACCAAAGCCAGCATTGGTTTAAAGATTATTATGATGGTGACGAAAAAATAAATGTTGGAGTGCCAAGGCGCGATATTCTTGGACACTACCGCACCACCGATCGAATTTACATGGATCCTGACAGCGGCCAGCCAAAGCGAATACTTTTTCTAGAGGAAGTGCAGTCTGATTTTATAGGCAACCTCAACAACATGAGGTCTGCTCAAAAAATGAGGAAAGAAACAGAAAAAGATTTGGAAAATATTGCTTGGATTGAGGGTGATCAAGATGTGCTGCGTAAAAGCTCGTTTGGGGAAGAAGACCCTCAGTTGATGAAAAGGATAACTAGAGAAAAAAGAGACCGGTTACTTGCGCTTGTAGAAAAGTTAAGAGGGAAAGACGCGCCGAATTTGCGGTCAAGAATAAACATCCCTTCTCACTTTGAACAAGAGTATGACCTAATTTTTCAACTCGCTGAAGAGCTTGACATAGATGTCGACAATACCGGAGGGTTTTATAACATTGATAATCTTTCCGCGTTAGATCAGAAAATTCATAACATACTTACGGACATGAGGGACATAGCCAAAGAAACAGAAATAGATTTGCAGAAAAGAACTTCTGTGGCTCCTTTTGTAAAAGACCCCAAGAAAATGTATGACGCGCTTGTTAAGAGAATCAAGATGCGAGCTTACCGACAAGGTTATGACGGTATCGCTTTAGCGCCCGGAGAGGTACACGTTGACAGATGGGCCGGTTCTGGTCTTCACACTGATAAACAAAAAGAAGGCATGAGGAAGATTTACTCTGACCTGATACAGCCTCGGATTAACAAGGCGATGGGTCACAAAGCTGACGGAACCATGAAAATGGAAAATCCAGATGAATACGACTCAGATGTCACTGACTCTTTGGTTCGTGAGGGTAAAACCTACAACGCACCTGTCTGGCTTTTTGCAGAAGACGATCTTAAAAAAATAGAAACTGAGGGCGTGTACGAATACAAAGATGGTGGCGCCGTTAACAAGATAGTCAACGACGTCGACATCTTCTCCTAGCTACTCCTCAAAAGCCACCTTATAAATATTGTTCACCGAAGCCAGCGCTTCTTTTATTGTCGGAAATATCCTCACCGCGTCCAAAGCCTTGTCAAGCTCACCATCTCTTAATGAGACAGCGTACGTTCCTGTCTTAGTTTCACTAAGGATAGCCTCAAGGCCGTATGTCTTATTTTTGAAAACCCTTATTACTTTCGCCATCTATCTTCCTTTTTTCTGAAAATCTAAAACTAACGACATTTACAGCGTTTTGCAAGCATTTGCAATACGACACGGTCTTTGGTATACTGTCTGTAAATCGAGAGAAACTTGTCAAAAAAAAGGAGTGTTTATGACAGAACTTATCAATGGAAAGGCAGCAAGCAGAATGCCCTGCTGCGGAATCTACGCACTGGCGGAGCTGAGCGGTAGGTCGCTACAGTTCGTCTTTAACTGGTATAAGGAAAGGTACGACAGACCAGATAACTGGCAAGGCTCTACCTACGAGCCTCACATTTTCGGCGCCGCTCTCAAGCGTTTTGGTTTGAAGAAAAACAGCATCAACTATAACAAGCGCATGACCGTCCGCAAGTTTGTTGAAGAATGCACCGTCAAGGGCAGGACTTATCTTCTGATGACCGGATCCCATTTTCTGGTAGTCAAGGGCGGCAGGGAAGAAGCGATCTGCATCGACCAAGGCGCAAGATGTTCGGTGGACGACTATTATGGTAAGAACAAAAAAGTGCGACGCGCAGTTCAGATAGGAGGCAGACGATGAATCTACCTAACAAGATTACGCAAGGTTGGCTCGACAGCAAAGGCTACGAGCTTGGGACCATGTATCGCAACCACGGCGGATACCGAGTTGTGATTCTACTCAAGCGCGGACGCAAGTGGGCCAGCTTGGTAGAGCAGGGTCCGATCGGCGGACTCAACAAACGGTTCAAGATCAAGATGTCTGAACTCGACAGAAACTTTCAGCCGCTCAAGATTGTACGCGGCAAAACAAGGAGGGCGGCATGAAGGGATATAAATCACTGGAGACTACAAAAGATTTTGTAAAGGGTCAGGCGAAACTTTTGAGAAAGGCGTTAAAGGTATTTAGAAAGACTTGCAGTAAAAAAACTTTCCAAGCTTGCGTTTCTCCAACCTTTCTCAAACTCTCAAACATGGACGACTCAATTTGGGAGTCTTACATTGCTTGCGAGAATCAAATCTCAAGAAGCATGGGAAACCATTTGGGCGCAAACTACATGTACGCAACGATGATGTTACATTCGCTCGACTTGAACGCCGAATCTTTAAGCAATGTTGACGGGCAAGAGATTTGGAAAGGCTCTGCTCCTTTACTTAAAAAAGCTTTGCACACCGCGATTTGGGATCGTGAAAAAATAGAAGAACTTATGTATCCAAGAAACGAAGGAATAAAAGCTCGATTTGGGAATGGTATGGATGAATCTGAAAAAGAAGACTTGCTGAAAGTAATCGAAATTGCAGAGGAGCAATGCTCTCTCTCGAAGATGATAAAAGGAGTAGAACCTGCAAAGAGCGATTTGACAGGTGAGTCTCGCGCTTACATGCCGTTTGAATATGAAAGCGCAGCTAAAAACGCAGAAATTATTGAATGCATTGAAGCCAATTTTGACAGGAGGTCTTTGGATCAATATTTTTACACGACTGACCGAGTCGTGATTTATCCTGAGTCTGCTGACTTGTTAACAAGCATCTTTGAAGCCGACTACCATCTTGACGGTTTTGAGCTGGATACTTCTTTAAAAGATTTTATTCTAATGATGCCAGAAGGTTTTGAGATAAATGGAGTAGACGTTCCATCGATTCAGGTTTCGATAAGCTCTAGATGTCAAAGGAATCTCGCGCTGTATGACTACATCAAAGATGTTTTAGAAAAAAGGTGCAGAGACTTTGGCGCTGCTATGCTTTATCAACAAATCATCGAAGAGCATAACCACAGTTCTATTAACGCTAAAAATGCCTCGGAAGTTTCAAATAAATATCTTGGTACTTATGGGTCCAACTCAGAAGGCTGGACAGATGAAACGATTGAAAAGTTCAAGCATGAAGTTGAGGAAACGGGTCTGAGTATTGAAGACGCCCTAGACGGGCTAAACCTGCAAGAATACTTTTCAACCCAAATAGTAATAAGGGGCGGAGGCGCTTACGCTACTTTGGGGATGGAATCTTTCTTTAATGCCGTGAATGCCGACAAAGATCCTGAGTCTGAAAAAGAATTTTTGAAAAACAATAATTCAAGCGACGTACATCAAAACCAAGAGTCGGCAGATAGAATTGCTGACATTTGCAAACTGATCTGCTCAGTCTTGGTGTACTGCCAAGCTCTGGGTGATGAGGTGCTGCACAAGGGTGTGCCGTTCAAGAAAGACAATGTCATCAAGCTGTCAAAGAACGCTAACAAGAAGAAAGGTACAACCTCGATGACGCTGCGCGGCCCGAAAGGCTTCTCGTCTAAGAGGGCGCAGAGCCATTACCGCAAGTGGCACTTTAGGACGCTCAAGGACGAGCGCTTCTACCAGAGCGATGAGTGGAAGGACAAGCCCAGAGGCAGTCGCGTGGTATTCGTCAGAGACTCTGTGGTCAATCGAGATGTCAGCCCGCACGTTTTGACTGACGGCACAAACGTGGAAGACAAAGTGTTAACAAGCGAGTCAATACAAAGTGCTGCGAATTAACCTGACGGCTGACGAACTCAATGCGTTGTATCAGGCCATCAAGTGTGTGGTTCTAAAAGAGGATCTGGAGAAAGGGCAGGAAGAGCATTTGCTTTCTGCC